TCAGTTGGCGTCGGCGGGAGGCGTCGGAAGGTCGCCGTGAACGCTTCCGTGGCTACTCAAGTTCAGCTCTTCACCGAAGATGGCGCTCAGCTCGGAATGGGCTTGGCTCAAGCTGTTCAAGGCATCGTGCTCGGCGTCGATAAACTTCACTCTGGCCTCGTCATCCTTCGCCCGCGAAGCCTTCCGTTGACTAAGCCGCATCGCCCAACCCTGATCGACGATTCCATTCAGTCGATCATAGACGGATGGTCGAAATAGGAACCGCGCCCTGTCGAGCTGTTGGAAGAACGCGGCGTGCATTTCTCGCTCGCCCTCTACGGGATCGATATCTTGACCGGCGGTTCCGGGAAGGCGGGCATACATGACAATGAAGTTCAGCCATTCCCGAGTCGCTTGGTAGACCTCGAAGCGATCCTTGAAGAGTTCGGTGCGGACCTTCAGCTCTTCGATATCGAGCGCCCGCTCAGCGATTAGGGCCTGACGGGCTTGGATCGCCGTCTGCTCTTTTAGGATCGCCGCCTGTCGCTTTCCGATTATGATCGCGCCAATAATCGCCCCGCCTCCGGCGATGAACGCGAGGACGCCCGCGAAGATCGTGGCGAACGCCTCCCAACTGAAGCTGGACCAGATCAGAGGGCACATGGATTTTATCGTCCCTAGAGCGGGTGATATTCGGGGTCCGTCACGTGAAAGACCAGCATAGCCTCCAAGGCGTAGCCGTTTTCCCGGCGAAGGTTGGAAGGGTGAACCGGGTGACTTTTTCCGCCCAAGCTCAGATAGACCGAGCCACGCTTCCGATAGACGCTGATGAAGACGGGGGTTCCGTCATGTCGCTTTGCCCTAACTTCGCCGAGCGGGCCTTCCGTGGATAGCAAGTCTGATCTCCCTTTCGATCTAGCCTAGCTTGTTGTTTCGTTACGTCCACGACGTCATTCCCCGGGGGATAGAGCCGATCCCGCATTTTAGCTCGGGATGTCGAGCCAACCACGTGCGTTGAGACGAATCTCAATCCCGCGCTCCTTCAGATGGGCGACAAGGCGAGGATGGCTCTCCAGCACGATCCCGTCGTGGTTCCCGCTGATGCAAGTTCGGCAGAAGGTTACTCCCCAATCGCCGATGCCCCGCCCGTCATAGATGTGCGCGCCGAAACGAAACGGCTGGCGGCAAAGGAAGCAGTCGATAAAGACGGCGCGGTCGTCATCCCGGCGAGGTGCGTATTTCCTTGGCATTGGGAAAGACGAGCGTGATTTGAGCCTGAAGGCAAGATCGGCCCTCTGGCGGGTCAAAAAGCCCCATAACAGACAGGTTTTAAAGCATAATATAGCGCGACATTCGCCATGCGACATTCTCGTCCGGGTCTTATAGATGGATAGCCGCTCCCGGAAGGGCGGTCGCTCTGGCCGCTCAGTGGGGCGGAGAACGTCAAGATATGAAGAACAACGTCCCCTCGCATTTTGCCCCTACGTGGGAAGTGATCGCGAGTTGCGTGAGCGATACCGGCGATGATGCCCCGAAGGCCACGCTGAACGACCTCAACACCTATATCGAAGAAGCCTACGATGAGGACGAAGTCCTCAAAGTGCTCGTCTGGCGGGCATGGCGTGCGAACACCTCCGCCAATCCGAAGTGCGATCCGGACATCGGCGAAGTCACGGGCGTCTTGAAGGCCGAGAGGGATCGCGCCGAGCGTTGGGCTCTGTATCTTGAGGGCAAAGGCGACCCGAAGTCAGCGACGGTTCGGAGCCTTTGGAATGGCATTGCAGCGTGTTTCAACCCTCATACCGGGGAGCTTGAAGAGTGGTTTGTGGGGTCTGAAGCATCGACTCTTGAAGAGCTGACTGCTCGGTATGGGGCCCTTCCCAAGGGCGAGCCCCCGACGACGTTCAGCTGATCGCAATGGCGGGGTCGAAAGGCCCCGCTTCAGTCCCGAAGCGGACTCGCGGAATGTCCGCTATGGGTGGGAAGCGGACATTGCGGGCCGGCCGGCCTAAGCGTAACGTTGGCGTTATGATCCGCCTTTTGCCATTCGCGTTCTTGTTGCTCGCCGGGTGTGTCGGCGTCAGCGGCGAGCGCACGCTCAGTGTGCGTGAAATAGTTGAAAACGCCCGGACGCTGGACGGTCAAGAAGTCACGGTGGCTGGCTGGCTTGAGTCCTGCCAGCCTCTCTCTTGCGGCATATTCGGGTCAGCGGAAGAGGTTGACAGCGACTTCCCCTATTATCTTGGTATCGGGCGAAGTGCTTGGTTCGACTCCGTCGCGCGTAAACACGCACCCGGACAGATCGTCCTGCGCGCTCGATTTCGCGATGCCTGTATCAGCGACCCATCTACGGGCATTATTGCGGCGTGTGCCGACAGAAGTGGGACTTTGGAGCCCCTCGCAGTGATCAAATAAAGCAGTTGGGTCTGGAATGTCCGCAATGGGTCGGTAGCGGACCGTCGCCTCAGGGTGGGAAGCGAACTTGCGCTCCGGTCCGATGCGCGCTTTGTTTAACCGATGAGGTCTTTGACCATAGTGATGTTGTTGGGTGGTTTGGCAGCAGCCGCATGGCAGACTGTTGTTGTCGCTCAATCCCCGACCGTGACCCGTGAATGGGCTCAACATTTCGAAGGCGCACTCGATTTGCGCGCGGCTCTGGACGATACAGACCCCATGCGCAGCGGCGATCCCAAGCCAGTCAGCGAGTATGCTCGCTACTACCGAATGGTCGAGCTTGATGGGAGGGCGATTGTCGAAGCGGTTTTTGCACCGCCTATCGAGCTTCACCCATCCGACTGGCGGACCTCCCGTTACACGGCGAATGGTATGGAGGACTTGGGACCGACCCCACAGCCGTCCGAGGAGGCTCTGCGGCGCGGTCGTCGTGACATCCACATTGAGGAGCCATTCCCCGTCATCTTTGATGGTGGCTGCTCAGTCGTGACGCTCTCAATCGACTATGAAAGCCGTCGCGTGCTTTCAGCCCGCTGCAATGGCGTCGCCTGAAACAGTCCGATGTCCGCTTTGGGTCGAGAGCGGACATGGGCGCTTTGCCGGAAAGCGGACGCTATGCCGCGACCCTGAAGACGCGCTCCCGAAGGTCCACATACTCACCGGAGACGATCAGAACGCCATTCCCGGCCTGAACAGCGGTGAGGTAGCCGCGATCAGGATGCTTCAGGAAATGGAGGTTCAGCTCCCCGTCCTGAACGATCTCGATCATGACTGATTGATCCATGAGTTCGCAGTAGTGATCGAGATCGATCAGTTCGGCTTTCGTGGTCATTTGCTTCCCCGAGCTTTGATGATGGGATGATGGATGGCGGGTCGCCTGCGGCTCCCCGGAGCGGGCTTGCCTTCGCTTCGCTCCGGTAACCCGCGCTCTGTTTCTCGATTGATGATTTGATTTGGTTGGGTGGCCGGTCGAGTGACCGGGGTTCAGGCAATGCTTCACCATTCCGGTGAGCCGCCTTTCAAAAGCTCCCGGTGTGGTCGGTCTGATTGTCGGTCTGGCGACGTGGACTAGCTACGCCGTGATCCTGCCCCGGCGACGGTGATCTATGGGGACTTCTTGTTCTGTTGTTCGGCGATGCGTGGTGTCGTCTATGCGGCGATTGGAAGTGGTTTCGGAGTGCTTAGATTGAGGATGTAGGAAGCGGGCCAGAGTGAAGCGTTCGTGGTCGGCATCGATTTGATTGAATAGACGCCCAGCCAATAGTCGCTGAAGAGCGGCTTCAGGCAGAACGATGGGCGATAGGTGGGGCGGTTGACCACGCCACGGGGCGCGATCTCCCGAGACGGGCAGTGGACGGCAATGCCCTCAGAGGCGATTACAGCCGCCTTCTCCGGGTTTTCGTCCTTGCCCCAGCGATCCCGGAGAACACCCCTCAAGAGGGCTTCAGAATGCCCGCCAAGGGCAATCGCGCCGTGGATGTGAGGCCAAGGCCGTCCGAACTTGTCGTGGCTCTCACAGAGGCCTGCGAAGAAGAATGCGGCGTCGCGATCCTGACGCTCACTGGCGCGACGGCTTAGGCCGAAAACCTCGCGTTCCAGATTGCGGAAGAGCTTCCTTAGATGCGGCTTGAGGCTGACGTCCGGATCGAAGCGACCCATGGGCGATACGCCTAGAGAGAGCGTCAACGCCCATCCGGCATTGTGCCGGACACGCCAGTCTTCAAGTTCGCTGATAAGCCTTTCGCGGGACACTTAGTGCGTCTCGCCAACCGGGATCGGCCCGGCGTGGACGCTTGCCGATTTCAGGGCGTCGGCAACGTCGATTGCGGTCGGGAAGGTCATGGTCGCGGACTCGCCATCAACCGACAGGCCGACATAGCGCCCACCGAGGATGACCCTGACGTTTCGGCCATTCAGTTCAGTTTTGAGCTTGAAGCGGGGATTGGTGCCGACAGCGGCGGCGCTGATGGCTTCCGCAAGGTCGGTTGCCTCACGCCGGTTCAAGATCAGGCTTTCGATTTGCGGGTGCCAAACCAGAACGCCGCAGCCGGTTTCGAGATAGGTCGGTTTGATACTGAAGGGGGCGGGGCAGAGCGCCCAAGGGGTGCCGTCTTGCTGACGGCGCAGCTCTTCCCGGAAGACGGTGTAGAGCGTGTCGCTAATCGATTGTCCGCGAAGGGCGGCGATGCGGCTGACGAGTTTGTGTGTGGGAATCGGAAGCGCCATCATCTTCCGCTTGGGTTCTACGGGTTGGATTGCCAGTTCTGTCATAACGACACTATTGTATGCGTTGCTGCACCGTATATCAATCATAAAATAAGTAACGGGCCACATAGTCTAAGTGTTCGATTTTCGAACAGCGTCCGATTTTCGAACGCAATACTATGAACTGAGGTCCGGAGCTGCCAATCCGGGGGTGGCCGATATCTCCACAGGCTAGATTGAGCCGAGACCGGCCATCCTCGCCCTTTTCGCCCTAAGCGATTTGCCCGGATGTATATTGGCGGCACAGGTGATTCTTAGGCATCGGTATGAAGCTGATCGGCAGGGCGTCGGCGTGGCTAGTTGCCTTAGTGGCGACGACCATTGTTGCGCTGAACATTGAGCGGGTGGCGAAAGCGCACAAGCTGGATCAGCTTGTTCCCGATGCTGCCCCGTCCAACGCGATCCTTGCGTTCGTCGAGCGGCCTGCGGTCCTAGTCATAGCGACATTCGTTCTAGGGCTATTGATCGGCTTGGCCGCGTTGAAAGTCCGTTCGTTCCTAAGCCGAAACACCAAGCCGCCCCATTCCAAAGAGAGGGCTCTAGGCGTCCGGATGCTGCACTTAACCCATCAGATTTCGCAGCTTCAGAGGTGGTCACGTTCCGCTCAAGATCAGCGAAACGCCATGGCGAGCCTAGACATGGTGATGATCGATGCCGAGCGGATGGGTCTACCTGTCCCGGATCACGACGCCGATCCGGAAGTCACGCTTACCTACCTGACTGACATCGGGGGCTGGCTGCTTAAGGGTGACTTCACGACCGCGCTTCTCCGGGCGCATCATCTGGCGGGGCAGGCAGACGAAGAAGGGGAGTCTACCTGACGCCGAGGGCGCGCTTGACTGTCTCCCGAGGATTGGTCGCACCGTAGTTCTTCTGAAAAAACGTAGCTAGCTTCACTGCCTTGGGGCCGAGCGGGCGAGAGATCGGCTTCTCCACGTCGATATGTAGCCGGTCGCCGCTGGCGTCCCTCTGAAGCATGAAGCCGTCGTATTTGCCGCCGCCGAAGATTGTCAGGCTGTTGCTTCCGACCATGTCCATGATGTTGAAGCTAAAGTCTGGGAGTTCGGCATAAGTCATGCCGATATGGTTGTAGGTGACGTAGCAGTGTTCTGGCGCAAAGTTGCGTTTGACCAGTTCGCCCGCTTCATCGAACGGCAAGTCTAGGAACCGACGCCCGATCTCCTGCGACCGAAGGAAGATGAGCCGTGCCGTTTCCGGCGTCTCTTTGTCTGCAAAACCGAACATCGCCGCTCCCTCTCTCTAGCGGAGTAAGCCCGGCTTTCGATTGGGGATCAACCGGCGCTCGCTCAGGGGAGCGCCATTCTGTTCCGGAGTGGGTGGGTCTGCCCCGCCTCTGCCCTCCAAAAGGAGGTGCCACGTCTCCGAACTCTACCCTCTGACCCTACCTCAAGCCGCCGAATCTGTCAAACAGAATGTGTCGTTTGGCTATACCCATAGAAAACGTCTCACGATCCACGAAATAGGTCGATTGGGCGTCTTATTTGGTTGTCTTAGAAAGAAATCCGGTGCTAGATGATAGGGTCTAGAACTAAACGATACACCGGAGGCCAAATGGCGATCATCGGATATGCGCGGGTGTCCAGCGCCGGGCAAAGCTTGGAAGTTCAGCTCGAAAAGCTGAAGGCGGCGGGCGCTGAAGAAATCTTTGCGGAGAAGCGATCAGGCACTTCAACGGATGGGCGCGAGGAACTGACGGCTGCGCTCCGCTTCGCCCGCCGTGGTGACGTTCTCATTGTGACGCGGATGGATCGCCTTGCCCGTTCCGTAGCTGACCTTGCGGCCATTGTCGCGGACCTGACCAAGCGCGAGATCGGCTTCAAGGTGCTAGATCAAGCCACTGTGGACACCACGACGGCCAACGGTCGCCTGATGCTCAATATGCTTGCGGCCTTCGCAGAGTTCGAAACCGATCTCCGGAAGGATCGACAGCGCGAGGGTATCGAGAAGGCTAAGGCCAAGGGCGTCTACAAGGGACGCCCGGCTAAGCTCCCCGCCCATCGCGTTGCGGAGCTGAAGGCGCAAGGGATGGGCGCGACAGAGATAGCGAAGAAGCTCGGTATGGGGCGCGCTTCTGTTTATCGACTGTTATCCTAGTCGTCGGCGTCGCTGCCGAAATCCACCACGTCGCCGATTTCTACCTCACAGATAGCGGTGCCATTTTTCCATTCGAAATGGGGCGGAAGGTCATCTGAAACGACGGCAGAAACGGTGGTGCCAGCCGCGAAGTCCTCTTTCGCCACCCTCATCTGGAAGCTCACGGAGCTGCCGGGCGGCGGGACTACATCGGAAGTTGTCTCTAACACAGCAGAACCACTCAGCATTAAACGCAGTAGCATCGATATCCCCATTCCCGACTGTTACTGACGACGTTAGGGGGGTGGGGGGCGATTTCAAGTCTCTCGATACGTCGCGTTGATCGCATCGGCGAACGGATCGCTGCCCTTCGATCCGCCCTTCGTCACGTCCCGGCTCTTTTGCGCCATGCCTAGTTTGATGAGGACAGCGCCTAACGCTTGTGCATTCCGGCGATAGTTCTCTTCGTCGAAGGGCTCACCGGCCATCAGGCAAGCGGTGTCCCGGTCGCAAAGGAAGGCGAGGGTCGCCGCCTGTCTCAGAAGGATCGCCTCAGAAGGTTTTGGAAGCCGAGCGAGCTGGTGAAGCAAGTCCCCCGCAATCACCTTGAAGGCGCGGGCGGACAGGGTCCGTCCGTCCACTTTTCGGCCCGCGATTTCCAAGCTGTAGATCGTCGATAGCGCCGGGCTGGTGAGCTGGTTTTCGTAGTCGTCCATAGTGTCGCCCTCCTTTCCGGGCGGGCCGTGTCTGGCATGTAGGTTTGAGGGGGAGGGGAGAGCGGGCCGCTTCTATGAGACCGGTCCCTCCCGGACTTATCTGACCCCCTCCGCTTCCCCGTTCCGAACGACCACGCGACAGCGACAGTTCTCTTCCAAAGGCGGATAGAGGATCGGGCCCAAGGGTGTTTGGAACGGCTGATTTGCGTCCACTCCTTGGGGGTTCATTCCGGGGATCATTGCGTGACTGTGGCGCACTCTTTCGTCGCCCATGGTCATCCAAAAGCGTCGTGCGTCGCGGGGCAGGCTTCGGTTCGCCTTCCCCTGTTTGAAGGCAAGATACTCTCCCGCGTGGATGGTCCGGGCTGCTTCCTGTTGTGCGATGATCCGCTGGCGATAGTCCGTCAGGACGCGAGCGTGTCGGGTAACCAGACGCGCGACTTCCTTCTCTGTGAGTTCGCCGCTGATGGCTTTCGTCAGGACCGAGCGTTGGGCGGCATTCAGCGAATGATGGGCGAGGTCGCGGATCGACCGGCGGGCTCGCTCCGGGAGAGTGACGCCGTTCTTCGTCCTCACCGCTTGCGGATGCGTAAGGGCGGCCTGAAGCGCGCGATAGAAATAGGCTGCGGACTTCGCTTGGGCGGGAGACAGGCCGATGTTCTGGCGTGTCGCAATGGCAATCTGGCGAGGGTCCAGTCCAGCTCTCGATAGAACGCGGATCGTCTCCAAGGCCGCGTCACGTCCACGGCGGGCGAGTGCCGTGACGACGTTCCGGCGCAGCTCTTCTCTCAGTCGCGGGACGTGCGAGGAGGTATCCACCCGGCTCCGGTAGCGCGTGGCGAATGCCTTCATGGCGAGGATCATCCCGCCTAGCAGGACGTAAAAGAGGCCCGCCCCGAGCTGGTAGTCGAGGACAGACAAAAGGCCTTCATCCATCTTCAGGGCTTCAGCGATTGCGATGTCGTCGCCGGTCGCGATGGCGTCGGCCAGCTTGTCGATATCGATTCCGGCCGCCGTAGCGTCATAGGCCCGAACAAGAGCCGCCCTGATCTCGGCTTCGAGTTCAGCAGCGCGCTCATCGAAATAGTCAGGGATCTCCGTCACGGGCGAACCGGCGTCCAGGACGTCGCTCCTTCGACTAGTCCCGTGAGGACGGCGCGGACGTGTTTGGGAAGGGCGTCGGGCGTCTTTGCGCGGAAAACGCCGCTGCTTTCGCCGACGCGATAGCTCTGGAAGAGGTCGGGCGTGATGCTTTGGCCTTCGGTCTCTAGAAGGTGAGCCGCAAGAAGTGCCGTTGCTTTTTCGACTCCGAACGGGACGCCAGCGATCAGGCGTCCTTGAGCGTCGTGGAGGCGACGAGGGAAGGCGAGGGGCTGGTTGATCGCTACCGGTCTGCCCTTCCATGCGAGGTCGTCTAGGACGGCGGTGGCGTCGCGTAGAGCGTTCTTGTCATCCTCGCGTTGCGGGACGTGCTCCGGGTCATCATTGGCAAGCTGGCGGTCGCGGGCCGCACGTTCGGTCCACGTCTTTCCGGTAAGGGTCTGCGACAGGATTTCGTCAGCGCGTTCCAGCGTGACGTAGCTTTGGTCTGACGACAGGTCATCCGCGTAATAGTCGGGCATGGTGATGTTCCGGGCGGGTGAGGCGAGCCATCGGAACTCAGATTTCCAATGGCTCGCCGTCCGCATGACGGAGGCCCCATGTTTTCCATGACCGGGGCATCCGTCGCGTTTTGAGAGGCCCGCCGTGCCTCTGCTAAAGTTCGGCGGGCCGCTCGCGTCTCCGGTCACTTGGAAGGCCGGAGACGGTTTCCTTAGACGTTGGTCAGACCCTTCAGGCGGGCGGCGCAGCGACCGTTCTTCAGGACCAGTCCGGAGAACCATTCGATGCGGGTCCGCAGAGCGGGCTTCTCATCGATCTCGCCCAAGTCGCGGACGCTCACCGGGGCGGTCTGAATGCCGTGCAGCGCGTCCGGGCCGAAGCGGATCGCATAGGCCGAACAGGTCTCATCGTTCGTGCCTTGGGTTTCCTCTCCGGACAGGACTTGGTTGCCCGCCGTGTCTTCTTCGATGGCCAGCAGCGGGACGCCATTGTGCGCGAGGACCGCGCGACCGAACTCCGGGACCATGATGTGTTCCGGAGTGATGCCGCCCGCCGTTCGCAGCAGCGAGCGATAGGCCCGGATGGTCCCTTTCCGCATGAAGATCGCGGACGGCGTCCCTTGGACCGCATCCACCAGTTCATCCAGCATGGCGAACGTCAGAGCGCCGCCGTTCGCGCCAGCCGAAATGATTTGATCGCCGATCAGGCGGCGTTCGAGGCCGTCAAACTCCTTCGGATTGGCGGTCGCATCGCCGCCGAAGAAGGTGCGCGTCCACTTCTGCGCCAGCGCCTTCGACTTCAGTGTGTCGTAGATGGCTCGCGTCGCGTTATCGCCCGTCTGCATGGCGATCGCGGCGGTGTCGTAATCCGAATCCCCGCCCAGCATGGTGAGGACTTCGGTATGCGGGGAGACGACGCCCGTGCTCTCCGAATAGGCTTCGTTCCACGTGCGGAACTCGACACCGGGGAGGCTTTCTTCGCGGTTATAGGCGTAAGCCGAACCGGCGATGCTCTGGAAAGGGCAGAGGGCGAGGATGGGGGAGGTTTGGGCGAAAACCTCGACTACGCCAGATTGGAGAGGGGTGGGGTTAAGCTTGGACCATTCGACCTGCGTCAGCATTTAGGGTCACGGGAAATCCTTTCTGCGGACACTTGGGTCCGCCGTTGTTTGGTCAGTCAGAGAGCGGCGATCAGGCCGCGTAGCCCCGCGCGATACGGACGTGGGGAGGCAGACACGAGAGGTCTTCAGCCGGGGTTTCGAGGGAAGGTTTGGCGGTGTCCGTCACCGGAACGACCGGACGCTTCGCCGCCGCCAGCGCCGCCGTCATCTTGTGAAAGACGCGGTCGATTGCTGAAGCGTTTGCGGGGGCATCCTTCCGCTGATCTTCCGGAATGAGCGTGTCCAGTTCAGCGATCAGACCGTCGTAATCGAAGGAACTTCGGAACGCTTGGGAGTCGTGTTCCAGCGAAGCGAGGGCCTTGTCTATGCGGGCGATCTCAGAAGTGACATCGGGCTTGCCATCGATTTGTTCGGAGGGCGTAGCGTCGGTCGCATCGGTCATGGGGATGAGTCCTTTCAGAGCGTTAGCAGTAGCTCTTGCGTTTCGGCCTTACGGCGCAGCAGTTCCCGGTAGGCGTCTTCGCGGGATGCGAAGCCGTCCGGGTTCAGGGCGAGGATGGCGTCTACCGGTGAGGAAACCCCCAGCTCGGCTTTGACCTTCAGATTTTCCAGAAGCTCGGCTTCGGTGAGGTTGTCCTGAAGCTCCCCGAAATCGACGCGGACGGTCGCCCCTTCCGGGATGGTGCCGGGAGCGTGGGTGTTCACGACGCGCTTGATGACTTCGAAGAGCCGGGTTTCGTATTGCCGCCACAGTGCAATATCGTCTTGGCGAGCCTCCCGGAGATCGAGGCGTTCGACGGATTTTGCGCTTCCCGATTCCGCCCGCTTCGACAGGTCGAATACGTCAGCCCCGACGTCGTTCGACGCGGCGGTCTGGCGCATCAGGAACTCAAGGGCAGCGAGGATATCCGCGATAGGCGCGTTCGGCGCGGCGTAGCTGAACTCCCCGTCCGGGGGGAGCAAGATCACCTTGTCCGGGCCGGTCGCGATGGGATCGCCAACCGGGAGCCCCTTCGCCACCGCCTGTCCGTGAGCCTGTAGCTCAATCGACCGGAAGAGGTTTACCAGACCGACGTTCAACGCCTTTTGCGATCCGATCAGGTCGTCGCCACCCGGAAGGAAGAAGGCGCTGTCCGGAAGCCGGTCGAAGAGCGGAACGAAGGGGAGGGTGCCGTAGGGGTTTACGCCTCCGGCGTTGCCGGGGACCGTGATCGGTCGGCCTTGGGCGTCCCGGCGACGAAAGCCGGTGGCCGTCCAATCGCTGTAGGTGGTGCGGTTCGTGTCCGGCGAACTGTGGGTGACGATCAGCCGGGAAGGATGTTCCGGCTCATCATAGACAGCGTCCAGAATGTGCGGGGTCAGAACCGACAGGGAAAGGCCGTGGTCGCCATAGCGGACCTGTAGAGCCGTCGTCTTCAGCAGCTTGGTCAGCTTGGACGCCCGCTTCATCACGGCGTCCACGTTGGCAGCTTGATAGAGTGCGTTGCCCGCTTGCTGATCCCAGCCTTCGAACGTGCGAGTGGGTGGGATGCGATAGGCCGTCGCGCGTCGCGAAACGACCTTGCGGACCATATTGACGGTGAAGACGCGGAAGCTTTCTGACGAAGCGAAACGCTTCCGGATCAGGGCTAGCGTGGTGTCGTCTTGCTGGTCGTCGAAGAAGTTAAGAGCCTCACGTGCGCGATCCTTCCTCGCTTGCGAGGATTTAACAAGATCGATGAACTCCTTCTTCTCCTTGTCCAGCCAAATCATGAAGTGTATATTCTATCACGAAATGGCTATACAGCAACAGCAAAATCTACCGTGCTATAGTATGGCTACCCACATTCTTCAGCTTTTCGCGTGCGAATACCTCGAATGGGAGGTTATTGGACGGGGTCCGGCCCGCATACTGGTCGAAAAGCTCGTATGCGTGGCGCATCGACCGGCAAGAGCTGGCGCAGAGCGGGACCACGTTCCCGCCGTTAAGGGCGCAAATGCGTCGTGAAGCTCCCGTATCCGTGCATCGGATGCCCGCGATCTCATAGGGGTTCAGGGTGACGTCCCGTTGGGCGTGAATGGCCCAAGCCAAGCTGTAGACGGCGTCGTCATGCTTGCCCCGCGCGTGACCAAACTTCGGGAGGGCTTCGTTTCCGACCGTCTCCTTGCCGTCCTCCGTGATCTCGAACGTCTTCAGCTCTTCGATGAGGCGCGAGAACCGGGGATCAATATGAAGCCGCCCTTCGGCGGCAGCGGTCGCCAGCGTGGTGAAGGCTTGATACTGCGCCTTCCTAGAGGGGGTAATAAGCTCCGTCCCGTCCGCGAACGGCTCTAGCTGCGCCCAATCGAAGACGTCCTGCGCTCCGTAGGTTTCGAGGCCAAGCCGGGTCATCCCCCATTCCCGATGATAGCGCCGGAAGTTGGATTTGATGCCTCCGAGGCGGGAGAACAGCACCACGTCGCTATCGAGGACGTAGTAGTGTTCTTCGTCGTCCACGGTCGTCTTCACGACGCACGTCGTCACGGTCGCGTCGCCATGTTTCGAGCCGCCGAACGCTCTGTCCAGTCCGGCGCTAACGACATAGCTCGCGCCCGCCGACAGAGCCTTCGGATCGGAGAGGTAGGTTTCAGCCGTGCATTGCTTCAGCGTCTCTTCGTCCAGCAAGAGGTTCGAAGCGTCGCCCCAGCGGTTCAGGTGATAGAGGCCAAAGGTCCGGGGGAGCATCCGGCGCGAGGCCGCGCGAAGGCGAACCGGATCGATCCACGGCGGGCTATTGGCGCAAGCGTCATCTAGGTCCGCGTATTGGACATGACTGAAGAAGAGGGACGGGTCGTCGCCCTGCTGGTGCGCCTGATAGAGCGCATAGAGCGGCGACGACATGGGGCCGACCGTGGAATCGATCAGCAGGACGGACCCGGCGCTGTCGATCAGAGAGCCGGTGAGGGCGGTCAGAACGTCGTCGCTCTTGGCCGCGTGAAGCTCGCTGATCTGCGCCGCCGTCAGCTTCTTACCCCATAGGGCTGAAGGGTTCGCGCTGAAGGCTTGAATGACGGACGACATGGCCGGGAAGCGGATTGTATCGATCCCTACGTCGATGCTCCCGGAGCCGGTGAGGCGCTTCAGGAAAGCGGTGTTCTCGAATGCGTCCCGGAGCATCCGGAAGGCTGTGTCCACGACCTGCTTTTCGGAGTTGGCGACGATGGCAATGTTTTCGGTTCGCCGGGTCACAAAGCGCCACAGGATTATCATGACGCTGGTCGCGGTCTTCCCGTGGCGACGCGGCCAAGAGAAGACGAGGGTCGAGTAATCCCCGTCCAATGCCCGTTCGATCTCGGCTTGCTCGCGCGGACCCGGAACGAATGGAATAAAGCCGCCATGCGACGACCGGACGACGGGTTTTACATCGTCCAGAAACTTGAAGAAGCCTTTACTGCCTTCTTTCCAACTAGCCACCAACTCCGCTGAAGTCATCGTGGCTATTGTAACATATTACGATCTAGCAAACAGCCAAGAAATGTTGGCCCCGCCAAAATCTATACGCTCTACGTGTCGCATATAGTCTTCGGCGCGTAGGTCGCGAGCTTCCTCTCCGTGTGGAAGGCTTTTCGTATAGATGCGGCGGCTCCCCGCAATGGTCCGTCCCGTCAGCCGGAACATGACCTCTTCCGGAATGTCCCGCCCGGTCATGGCGTCTTCGAAGACGTGCCTGAACGAATGGAGTGTTGCGCTTGGGTCGGCGGCCAAGCCGACGTGTTTCAAGAGGGTCCGATTGAACTTGCGGAACACCGATGTTCCTCCGAGCGAGGTTTCGGTCAGCTTCCCGGTCTTCGGATCGCGGCCTTCCTTCACAACTTTCGGGAAGAGATAGGGCGTGTCTTCCGGGAGTGACGTGACGTATTCGGCGAAGCCCATCTTCAGCGCCCAAGGGTGCAACGGGATGACTCGTTCGGACTCCCGGTTCTTCAGGCGACGGAGGGCCGAGTATCGGAAAACGATGCGAGCTGTCCCGTCTGCGACCTTCACGTCCGCCTTTTCGAGGCCCGCGACCTCGCTCGCCCGTGCCCCGGTGAGGAACAGCAGCACAGGAATCCAGAACCGCTCATCCCGGATCATCACTTTGCCGGGCTGATAGACGCCCCGGTCGGTGTCAGCAGCGCAGCCCGCGAACATCGGCTGGCGGAAGATCGTTTCGATTTCAGCGCGGGTGAATGGACGACGCTCTGTCTTCGCGTTGGCCTCCGTAGGCTTTACGCCTTCGATCCCGAGTGCCGGGTTCATGCGGACATGGCCCTTCTTAAAGGCGTGGCCTAGCAGCGTTTTGATGTTCTGAACGTGCTTATCGATGGTCGTCGCGCCCAGCCGGGGGAGATTCAGCGTCCCCGCCCGTTGCATCGCTACGAGTTCAATCTTGGATTTGTTTGCCAAGTCGCCCGTCACCCTTCGGCCATCCGGAAGGTGCTTCAGCGCCTCTTGGAAGTCGCCGACTTGGGCGCGCGTCGTGAGATAGACGGCAGGGTCACCGATCAGCGCGGTGAAGAGGTCTATCGACTGCCGTTTGTTCTTCAGCGCCGTGTCGCCCAGCTCGCCCAGCGTCGCCGGACAATAGACCTCTTCGAAATAGCGGGACACCGGGAGCGTCGCCCGGTCGTTCAGCGCACGGTTTCCGTCCGCCGATTCATCGGCCTTGGATTTGAGGGCAGGATAGCGGGGAGGGGTAATGGTCCGACCTTCCGCCGCCTCGACGCCCGCGCGCCAAGAGTCCTTCAGGATTTCGGCGCATTCCCGCATCACTTGGCGATATGCGTGAGATTCACGCAGCTCGCGCGGGAGGTCGTCCGGGTCCAAGCCTAGCTGTTCCGCATAAAACCAATCCGCCGCCCATCCGACTGTCGCCGCCAGCTCTTCCGGATTGTCGCTGTCGAGACGCTGACGCCACGTCGGCGATAGGTAGTGATTTGCCCCGTCTGTGAACGACCCCCTGTCCGCGCGGTCGCTGATAACCTCTGACTGTGAGCCGTGAAGCTTCAGAGCGAACGCCTCGAAAGCCTTAGACGCCGTTCCACGTCGGATCAGGTCGAAGCCTGCATTGAAGCTCGCGACCATTTCGGCGTGACGCCGGTTAGCTTCGTCCGGGTCATCCGTCTTTAAGGAGCGGGTGACGCTGGTCCGTCCGTATGCGAACTGAACATCAGCGGGGATGGCGATCTTGGCCTGAAGTTTGCCGTCCGGGCGCGCATACACGCCGGGGTTAAGCTTCCTAGATTTGCGGCTCGCGCGGAGGGCCAT